CCATGGGTGAGACTAATCTCTTCGCAAACTCAAAGACTCCCTTACGGGACTCTAGAGACTTGCTAAGATTAATCTCGACACCAAGGTCGGTCATGACAGTTAAATATGATTGTGCTACAGCCTCATCGGCTATAACTATATCATCACCTAACAACGCATAATGAGAAAATCATCCGGCTCGCCCAACTCTCTTTGCAGAGAGCTGAACTATTACATGATGCGTCAACGCTAACATAGCTCACGAAGATAAAGCACCCATCGGTTGTCCAACTGCATAACGCAGCGGAACACCTTTGTGATACCAATCACGTGAAACTAACAGGGAAGCCCAAGACTGGGCCAGCTCATCGCTGGTTAAACAGCCAAGGACCTGAACCTGCAAAGCTAGCGGAAGACGATCTGTAGCCGCCGTTAAATCAAACGACCAGCGCGCTTCCGGGGAATCTTGAAGACGTCTCAACGGAGCGGCTTGGTCCCATGTTCCATCCTGAGGTATAAATTTTAGAACCTCGAAGATAGCATCATGAAGACCAGAAAGTAAAGACTGTGTCCAACCATCAGTGATGGCAAACACACGAACTTTACCCGCCGCTTCAACCTTCTCATGGAGCTTACCTAATACAGGTAAAACTCCCGGTTTCAACTCGAGGTCTCTAACCTTATCCATCTCTAATCGAAGAGCATCACTAAGAACGTCATTTGCCGAAAGCTTAGCGTACGCCATAAAGGCCTCGCAAGGTTCACTAGCTTTAGTGAACGCAAATGCATCCAGTGACAAGCCCAAGATAGAGGGATTATAGTTAGGTCCCGCTGAGTTAAGAGCCAGAAAGCTCGACGGTTTTAAATGAAACCTTTTGGGTAACATTTTCAACACTCTATTAAGCTCTCAGACAGGCATCGTCATGCATGCTCCCGTAAAGGGAGCGACGATCGTCTCAAGCTTAAGAGTCGAACGAACTTTCATGATTCGGAAGACGGACAAGACCGATAAGACCGCCCTAATTGTAACCGGGTCTGCAGACCGTATTAAAGTCCGCAGTTCACCAGGTACCAATTTAGGAAGGCCTCCGGAAATCCCTAAGCATACACCTTGCGAGGTGTATACCGGAACGCCCGCTACATACTTGTGGATCAACCGTACCGATTCCTTCAAATACATTACTGTAAATAAAGGTCCGGATAAGGTTCACAACGATTTGACGCGCTGCAGTAAAATGTAGTAAGCGCCCGGAGACTGCACACTGAGGACCCAGATTATCACTCGAAGTCATCTATCCAGCATTTTAAAGCTGATAAATAAACTAGGGCGATTATATCGTGATCTCATAGTGCTTCTCATAGTTCCAATTTGTTTGCATCCTTCACCCTCTCTCAGTACCTTTGGGAGTTTAAACCCAAGTTCTGGTCGCGATTAAGCGACTCGATACTGACAAGTAATGAAGGAAAACATCGACTAGAGTTTTCTCTCTAGAGGTGGGCAACCTTAACTGACAAGTTAAGGTTTCTACGGAAACATGGGACATGCGAACCATAGGTTTGTCAACACCTATTTTGGAGTCCGGCGATCTTATCGCCTAGGCCCTTGGTAGAGGTTTAACCTCCAACAGAGTCGGATAGCACACCAGAAGGTTCTTATAACCTCTGGCAGATGCTAT